AAAGGAGAGAACACATGGCATTCCAAATCAGCCCAGGAATTAATATCACCGAAATTGACCAAACAGGTGTGGTCAATCAGGTTATTTCTAACACATCTGCCGCTTATGTGGGTAACTATAAATGGGGGCCCATTGACCAAATTCAGACGGTCAGCACAGAAAACGAACTAACAGCAAAATATGGAAAGCCAGATGATTCTAACTATCTGGATTTCTTCTCTGCTGCAAACTTCATTGGATACGGAGCAAGACTACAGGTTATTCGTGCATCCAATGCTGCTGCTAAAGCAGCAAATACCAATGGTAATGGTTATACCGCACAACTTTGGTGGAACGATGATCTCTATGAGAAGTACACAAACTATGGTCTTTCCGCAGGAGCAGGACTTACTGGAGTTTTGGCAGCAAAATTCCCTGGACTTCTAGGAAACAGCCTGAAGATATCGTACTCCGATAGAGTTACTAGAGGAATAACATTCAACCAACTTGTACCAGGAACATTAAACACAGGTATTACATGGTCTGGTCAGACAGCAGAAATTGGTTTCACAGGTTCTGTTGACTACATGGCTAATGTTGCTGTTGGTGACTTCTTGAAGTTCACCGATTCGGCAAGATCATATCAAGTAATACAAAAGACTGATTCTGCTCTCGAAAATCGCCTATTCCTAAAGATTATCGGTAGCACTGCCGACGCACAGGCTGCACTATCTGGTGCTTCTTCTGCAACTGTTCTTTGGGCATATTCAAATTACTTAAAGACCCTCCCAACAACAGCCCTAACCACAAGAGTCAGAGGCTATCAAAACGACGAAGTTGCATTTGCCATCATCGACGCTGACGGCTTTATCTCCGGAGAGCCAGGAAATGTTCTGGAAACATTCATTGGTTCCAAGGCAGTAAACGCTACAAACTATGATGGTACAAATTACAACTACTCAAAGAATCTACAGTCTTCGAAGTATGTCCGTTGGGTTTCTCACCCAGAAGATTCACAATTGATACTAACCGATACAACAAATGGTTTGACATGGGGAACTGCTCTTTCAGTACCAGGACCAACAAATGGATTCCTGAGACTAAAGGCAAATGTCTATGCTGATCTTGGAGGCGGAACTGACCCTACTCCAACCATAACAGATATCTTCCGTGGATATGACATCTTCAAAGATACAGAAAATTACGAATCCAACCTGTTGTTGCAGGGAGGTCACAATACAAACCTGGCAAACTACATCATCAACATTGCCAATGACCGCAAGGATGCCATTGCATTCGTGTCTCCACCGTTGGATCGTGTAAAGGATTTGACAGCAGCACAAGCATACGATAGTGTCATTGACTGGAGAAATGTTGAACTTATTGCTGACTCTTCTTACTGCGTCATCGACAGTGGTTGGAAGTATCAGTACGATAAGTACAACGATGCCTACCGTTGGGTTCCACTCAATCCAGACATCGCTGGTCTTTGCGCTCGTACAGACAGTACAGCAAACCCGTGGTTCTCTCCAGCAGGATATAACCGTGGTCAAATCCGCAATGTTGTAAAGTTGGCATTCAACCCATCCAAGACATATCGTGACGGATTATACACCTACCAAGTCAATCCTGTAGTTTCTCAGGCTGGCTCTGGAACAATTCTCTTCGGTGACAGAACTTCTCTACAGAAGCCAAGTGCATTCGATAGAATCAGTATTCGTCGTCTGTTCATTGCTTTGGAAAAGGCTGTGGCAACAGCCGCCAAGTTCCAACTCTTCGAATTCAACGACGAATTCTCCCGTGCATCCTTCATTGGTTTGGTTGAACCATTCCTTCGTGAAGTTCAGGGAAGCAAGGGTATTTCTGAATTCAAGATCATCTGCGATGAATCTAATAACACACAAGAGGTTATTGACGCTAATCAGTTCAACGCTGATATCTTCGTCAAGGCAAATGCAACCATCAACTACATTCAGTTGAACTTCGTTGCATCTAACTCTCAAGCCAACTTCAGCGAAATCGGCCCAGTCGTAACAATCTAATCTCAAGGGATAATCTCAAAAAGAGGTAAACACACATGGCAGAATCACTAACAAATTTCATTTCGGGATTCAAGAATCCTGCAAAAACAAATATGTACAAACTCGTCTTCAGAGGCGAGAACGGAGCAATCATCCCAACAGGTCTGGACATCCGTGCAAAGGGAGCACAACTTCCAACGGCAGACATGGGAGTGATGGAAATTCCTTACAAGGGTCGTAAAATCAAGATTCCAGCCGAGCGTTCATTCGCAGAGTGGACTGTTACGATCATGGAAACCGCAGAAATGGGTGTCCGCAGACAATTCGAAAAATGGATGTCTGTGATGGATGCAGAAGACGAGATCAAGCGCAACACAGCCGCTCTTTCTACCGTCGATGTAACCATCCTAAAGCCTGATAATAGCACACCTGCTATTACATACACGCTTTACGGAGCATTCCCAAGCAGTCTTGCATCGGTTGATCTATCATTCGATGAACAGACAGCACCATTGGAGTATTCCGTTACATTCCAATATTCCTACCACAAGGTAGTCTAAATAGAGGAAAAGGGATAAAGAAAAGCATAAATACTGGTGCTAAACACACCAGTATTTGTGTATTTTTGAGATACTGAATCAGGAGAATCTTCTATGGCAAGCATGAAAGACATTCTAGACAAAGTAACAAAAGGTGGTATGGCTTATACCAATCTTTTCAAAGTCATAGTTGAAGGTGGGCCATCATCATCACCAATCAGCACTGCTTTAGAATTCCGAGCAAAGGGATCACAATTACCATCATCCGAACTTGGTGTTATGGAAGTTCCATATAGAGGAAGGAAACTAAAAGTTCCATCTCAGAGATCATTTTCCGAGTGGACTGTAACCATTATGGAAACAAAAAATATGGAAGTTCGTACCTTGCTCGAAGAATGGATGGAAAAATTAGATGGAGCAGAAACAGGAAAACGGGACCCAACACAACTGGCAAAGATAAAAGTATCAATGCTTGATCCTAAAAATCTAGAATCATCAACAATAACATTTGTACTAGAAGGAGCATTTCCTTCTGCCATTGGTGCTATAGAACTCTCTTATGATGAACAAACTGCTCCATTAGAATATCAGGCAACATTTCAGTATTCATATCACCTATTAGACAAGGGTAAGTGATTACATAGATAAGTGAATAGGAGATACTATGTCTATAAATATCTTTGGATTTGAATTAGGAAGAAAAAGGGTTCCCAAAACTCTTCAGCAGTTAGAAGGTCAAGAGCAACCTGTAAAGTCTTTCATCCCTCCGGATTTAGAAGACGGAGCATCTGTTGTTGATTTTATTGGTGGTTATGGGTTCGGAGTTCAACTAATAAACTACGACATTGCTTATAGAAGTGATGCCGAATTAATCATCCGATACAGGCAAATGCATGAACACGCTGAAATACAGACAGCCGTTGATGATATAGTAAATCAAGCAGTAGTTCTAAACGAAAAAACAAATCCTATCAGTATCAACTTAGATAAAACGAAACTACCTTCTGCCACAAAGAAGAAAATCAAAGCAGAATTTGATGAACTTCTCCGACTGATGAATTTCAATACAAGAGGATCAGAACTTTTTAGAAAATGGTATATTGATGGTCGTCTATATGTTCAGATTCTTATGGATGAAAAGAAGCAGAGAAAAGGTATAGTTGAACTTCGTATAATTGATCCTACAAAAATTCAGAAGATACGAAACATAGAAAGAGAAGTTGGAGAAAACGGTATAAAATTCATAAAGAGCATCAAAGAATACTATCTCTATTCTGCGGAAGATTTCATCGGAAACGGCAAAGATACCATCAATTACAGATACAGTAATGATGGAGTGATTCTTCCTTTTGATTCTGTCGCCTATGTTGGATCAGGCTTTATTGATCCTTCAACAAAGAAGGTGTTAGGCTATCTGCACAAAGCAATAAAGCCTTTGAACCAATTAAGAATGCTTGAAGATTCAATTGTCATCTACCGCATTTCCCGTGCACCAGAACGGCGCATCTTCTATATTGATGTTGGTTCTTTGCCTAAGAATAAATCAGAACAGTATCTTCGTGATATTATGAACCGATATCGCAATAAATTGGTTTATGATACCACCACAGGCGAACTTCGTGATGAGAAACGCCATATGTCGATGCTTGAAGACTTCTGGATGCCCCGTCGAGAAGGCGGAAAGGGAACAGAAGTACAAACTTTACCAGGTGGGCAAAATCTAGGAGAATTGCAGGATGTTGATTACTTCTTGAAGAAATTGTACACCGCTCTTCATGTTCCTCCATCTCGCTTCAAAGAAGATTCTGGATTTAATATGGGCAAGTCAGCAGAGATTTCCCGTGATGAAGTACGGTTTACAAAGTTTGTCAACAGACTACAAAGCAAGTTCTCTGAACTGTTCCTCCAATTGTTGAGAATACAACTGTTAGCAAAGAATGTTCTCACAGAAGAGGAGTGGAAAGATTATTCTTATGATATGACATTTGATTTTGCGAAGGATGCCTATTTCTCTGAACTCAAAGAGAATGAAATGACTATGACAAGGCTGCTTACCATGCGTGAGATTGAACCCTATATTGGTCGTTTCTTCTCTAAGCACTGGGTAAACAAGAACATCTTACAATTGACCGATGATGAAATAGATATCATCGAAAAAGAGATGGATAAAGAAGCAAAAGATGCTCCCCCAATGGATGCGGGAATGGGGGGTATGGCTATGATGGGACAGCCTATGCAGCAACCACCTGTTGAACCACAGTCTCCAAGTATTGACGAATTGGAATCTGAATTTGGCTTGAATAGCAAAGAGTCGGAACTAGAAGTACCAGAGATAGAGGCTTACTCTGATGAATCTGGAGTTACAGCAGAAAATGAGTCTGCTTCTCCATCTTCCAAAGTCATACAAGATATGATCGACCATTATGAAGATTTCTTTGAAATTCCCAAACAACCTCCACTTCTTGTTGAACAACCCTTTCCCTCCAAGATGAAGATTTCTCCATTAGGAAAGAACATATTGAATAGAGCATTAGAAAAGACCTATCAAAAACAAGATTTTCATACATAAATAAAGATCAGGAGAAAACTATGAATAATAGCATAATTGACTTTCTACGAAATGTCTCTGATGAGAACATTATTAGTGCCAAAGAAAATATCAAATCGGCACTGGCACAAAAAGTGGGTGCTGCACTAGAGAAAAGAGAAACTGAAATCAAAGACAGCCTCTACAATCCTAAAAAGGAAGAGTAATGTATCTAATAACAGAAACGATACACAACGATGTTCGCTTTCTAACCGAAGCCAACGATAAAGGCGAGAAGCAATACTTCATAGAAGGCATTTTTATGCAATCTGAAGTAAAAAATCGAAATGGTCGTGTTTATCCAAAAGATATTCTT